TTTGCAACACATCTTGACCGTTTACGCGGTAGATATTGGCAAGCACATCTACAAACAAAATTTCTTTGCCTGCCAGCGTTTGCTTGATAGACATAATTTGGAAGCTGTCGGAATGTTCCGTCGCTTCTTTATTTTTCAAGCTGCCGCCTGTGGTTTTGTTAAATGCCACATTCATAATGGTGACAAGGGCTTCCTCCGCAGCTAAGCCACGAGAATCAAATACCTGCATATTAGAACGTGCCATCAGTTGCACGTTTTTATAAGGATTATAGGCGTTTACTCGCACTTCAGGATAGAAACTATCCCAAATCACTTCGCCTTCCATTGCATTTAACCCTGCAGGCAGTTTGATTGTGCCGTGTAGCCCCAAGCCTTTGTGTTCGATAAATTCAAACTCGATATCAGGCAACTTAAACTCTTTGGCTTTGCCAAGTAGTGAGTTGCCGTTCATATACACATTGGCGTTCACAATCTGATGAATTGCGGTACTCATAATTTTCTCCTTCTAGCGTTGTGACACCAAGTTCACTAAGTATTTACGGGTCATTACCGATTTATTGCTGATAAGCTCGGCTGGCAATTTCGGCGTGTATTCATACATCAACGGCACGTGACCTTTGCTAAATTCATCAACTAAGTCTGTATCGTAGTCAAGGCTGACGCGATAACCTACAATGCTTGGTAAGGCTCGCAAATAGGTGTCCACCGTTTCCAATAGGCTGTCAATCAACGCATCATCAATCGGGCGGTCGATAAATTGCAACTCGGTACGACGAATGCTTTCGTCGATTAAGTCACCTGTGCGCAACGCCGTTTCAAAGTTGATGATATGAGTTACCGTTGGATAGTTTGACGAACGGTTACCCCATAAGCGGAAACCTGTACCGAAGCTGTTAAAAATCGTGGTAATGCCTACCGCGTTAAGCAGGTTGGTTTCGGATTGCTCATCATCCACACGGGCAGTTAAAGGTACTTCCATCCCAATCACACCTTGCAACTGACGGTTTGAGGTGGAGAACCAGTAGCCGTTGTCGGTATCGGTTTTCATCCGCAAGCCTGCTGCGTGCACCGCTAAACTTTCAAGCGTATTGCTAGAACCCAACGCATAAGGGAAGAAGTGGCGAACACGTTCAGAACTTGCTGAAGCGTTTAACGTGCCAAGCGATCCACGCCCTTGAATCGCTTTAGAAAGTGATGTGCCTTTCGGCAATTGCACATAAGCCACTGCTTTTAACTGTTCGGCTAATGTTGAAAGAGCCGCCGCACAGCTGGCAGTTTTATCAAACTCTGGGCAGATTAAAATTTTGGCATCTGCACCGTATAAATTGAAACCGTCACGCACTAATTCAAAGCCTTTGCGTTTGCCCGTCGCTGAATCAATCCCGCCTTTGATGTCGGCTTCCGTCACTTTTTCAGGGTCGGCATAGGCATAAGTGGCTTTTAAGCCTTCGTGTATTGCTTTCAAGGTAATTTCGCCTGTTTGCAAGTTTACGCTGTAATCGTTGCCTTCTTGCAAAGTTTGGCTAGATGATTGAATGCTGATGTTCAATAAGCCTGCTTTCGCTGTTTTTGCCATTAAGGTGGAGCTGTCTTGCGTTAAGACTTCGTCTGTAATGTCAGTTTTGTGTTTTTTCGGATCTAACACATTGACCACATACACCTTACCTGCAGCATAGCGTGCCAATACATCAAAGGCATCAGGCAGGGTAAAGCCTTGGTTTAAAATCACACCAAATTGAGCAAAATCTTTGGTGGTTTGGCACACGGTCAATTTATTGACTGCCCCGATAGGTGCAGTTCCCACGATGCCAATAATTGCACCGTCCACCGTTTCCACCGCAACAGAGCCACCTGTCACGCGTGTGGTTTTCGTTCCGTGATGAAACGCCATAATGTTCTCCTTATGGTTCTTTGCGGCGGTAACGTGCCGCGGTAAATTTTGGTAAATTTTGCGGCTGGTGTGCTTCCACCTGCCACGTTTCGGTTTGAATAATCAGTTGGTATTGCCACAGCCCATTGTCTTCGCCTGCAAACTCTTCACTGATAAGACTACAAGCGGTGCAATTTGTGGGGCGAAAACCCACGACGGCTAAGCGAAGCTGGTCGAGCATTTCCAATGCACCTGTGTCATCGTGTTGGCTACGTGCAATCACCGTGAGGGCAATCAGCACTTTGCGGCGTTGTTGGATAATGTCGGTGCTATCAAGGCTTTCAAATTTTGACCCTGCATACTGCACCAACACCGCACCATATTGGTCGGTGAGGTTGTAGCGGTCTAAGTCATCGGGGAACAGTTCGATGCTGAAACTCGTGGTCTTCTGTTCGATATGATCTCTGATGCTTTGCAAAATCGGTAAAGTGGCACTCATAGATGCGCTCCTTAATAACCTGACAAATCCAATTTCTGTGGCGCGCGAGCTTTAAATTTCAACGCAGACGGCAAACTGTCATCGCCTTCCGCGCCGATTTCCGTTAAGCCCAAATGCAGTTTGCCACTGGCAATGCGCTCCAAATCTTTTAAAGCTTGGCTGTGGGTTTCTTTCACATTGTCGGGAAAGCCTTTGCCTTCAGGACGGCGTGAATACAACCAATAGCGAGCCAGTTGTAGGCAAATGTTACGCACAAGCGTTGGCACATCATTTAACGGTAGCAAATAACGTGAACGTAAATAGCCGTCCACCGTTTCGGTAGCGTATTCGCACGCCTTGTTTAATACGGCATAATCGACTTCCGTTGCTCTTGTGTTGTCATTAGAGAGCTGCCCAAGCACCACTTCGCTCACCACTTCCGTTAAATCTTGTGCCTGAATGTACATTGATTATTCGCCTTTTTTACCTTTGGTTTTGTCTTCTGCTTGTGCAATGTTGGCTTCAGCCACTTGAACATCGGCTTCAGTAGCAGCCGATCCAGATTGAACTTGTTTAGGTTCAACTTGTTCAGGTTCAACTAACTGCACATAAAGTGCAATGCGTTCGGCTTCTTCATCGGTCAGTTTGAGCTTATCGCTTTGCTCATAGCGTTGGTTGTTGTGGTAAATCGCCATAGTGCTGATGACGGCATAGAGTTTGGTTTTGTCCATTACTTTCTCCTAATGAAACGGTGTTACATTTTTACAAATCTCCCCTCCCCCCTCTTTACTAAAGAAGGGGATTTTTTGGGGTTATAGGCAACCTTTAATCAAATAACCAGCCGATGCACCGAGCAAGTGCGGTTTGTGAATATCGGTGGTGCGAATGACTTCAAGCTTGCCACCGTTTTCTTTGTAGGTGTCCACAAATAAGCCACCTTGACGACGGACGGTGTAGCCATAAGACGGCTCGTACACTGTGCCTTTGCGTTCGGTTGAACGTGGAGCAACATAGGCAAGCACAATGGCGTCAGACCAAATGTCTTTAAGTTGATTGCTTTCTTCATACACCGCTTCGCCGATTTTTACGGTATCAATGCCAATCAACTTGCCGAATACTTCGGGCGTTACAATCGCCACTTGTGAATACTTGAGTTTTTCAATGACAGCTGGGTGTTCTTTTAATGCTGCCCACACATCGCCTGCAATCACGCATACATTCGGTTTGCGACCGATAGCACGCTTCACGGCACGAATGCCCGTGTCGAACATCGCAAAGATGTCTGCTTGTTTGCTAGTGATTTTCGATGTACCGCTTAAGGTCACTTTGTTGCCTGCATCGTATTTGCTTTCATCAAGAGCAAGGGTTGCCACTTCTTTTTCACGCCCTAATGCAATCACATCTTGGGTGGTATTTAAGGCAAATTGACGGAGAGAGAAAATCGCTTCGTTTTCTTCACGGTAGTCGATGGCGTATTCCACATCGTGCTCTTCCAACGCCACGTCGATTGCCGTGATGTCTTCAGGATCTAAACGGTTTGACGTGCCGCGTAAGTTACGCACCGTGCTAGGTAAGCGGAATGCAAGGCGACCGAATTTCGGAATTTTGCCCGCTTCTTTGTCGATTTCGACGGTTGGCATTAAGACTTCACCCACTAACTCAAGGTTGTGATAGCCTTGTGCTAAGTTGGTTAAAACAGGATCTTGCACGCGAAGTGCTTGAAGATTGTGTGCGGTCATAAGTTTTCCTTCTATTGATAAATAGCATTAAATGCAGCTTTGTAGCTCACATTGTGTTCTTTGGCGTAAGCACGGATTTTTTGGTCAGCTTCGATGCTGGCTGGGTTTGTGCCTTCGGCATATTCCACCGTGCCGTCTTGCGGAGCTGCTGCATTGTCTTTAGTGACAACTTCTGCAAAATCGACGATTTGTGGCTGTGCGTTTAAAAAGGCTTGGAGTTTGCTGTGTAGGCTTTCACCCTCGGCAAATTCCACCACACCGCCTTGTGCGGTAGTGGACGCATAATTCAACAAATCCACCGCTTGTTGTTTGGCAATCGGGGCGAGTTTGCCAGCTTTGACTAAACCCTCGGCAAAGTCGGCATTTTCAGCTTTAGCTTGATTGAGTTCAGCTTCCGCTTTTTCGGCTTTCGCTTTGGCATTTTCATCTTTGAGTTGCTGATTTTCAGCACGCAAGCGGTCTAATTCCGCTTTCTCTTCTGCACTCATTTCAGGTTCTCCTTGAGTTGGTTCAGTTTGAGTGAGGTTAATAGTTGCTGGGGCTTCGGGAGCCTCTTCGCAAAAATCGACAATGCCTTGCTCGGACTCATTAAATTCAGGGTTACGCAAGCCTTTCACAGCTGGTGGCATTGCACCTAAAAAACCGACATGGCGTAAATAGAGCGAACCTTGCTTTGGATTGTCAGGGCTATTGGCAAGGTAAAAAGATGCCGACACTTTTTTGAAACGCCCATCTATAACCATTTCGGCAAATTCAGGGTGAACTTGGTCAAGCTCGGCTTTCAGCACATCGCCGTCTAACTGCAAGCCTTTTACCCACGCATAGGCAGGGGCTTCCATTGTGGGGTGTCCGATAACGGCTGGGGCTTCGTGATAGGCGACATCGTAGGCATCCACCGCTTGTTGCAAATCATCAGGCGTGATTTCCACCACTGTGCCGTGTGCATCAGATCGTTTGCCTGCTTTGAAAATTTCGATAAAGGTCATTTCGTTCTCCTTGTTTGCACACATCATAGAAAAAATGACCGCTTGTCGCTTTTAAACTGGTTTAAGGATTGAAAAAGAGAATTTGAAATGGGAAGAAGGAGAAAAGGCGTGTTTTTGCGTGTTTATGGGTGTTTATAAACACGCTTAAGGGATTCCGAGCAATCATTTATCGAATCCAATTTAAAACGCCACAGAGGGCGTTTTGTGCGTTATTTTTGATTTTTAGCCAAAGTGACTAACTTTGGTTAATTTGACGTTGTAAAAGTGCAGTCGCTTTTCGTAATAGTTTTTGCTCGTCTTGTTCGCTTATGCCTAACCACGGACGAGCTGGAATGGTGACTTTACCCCCACGCCCCGCCTTACCGCCAAATTGGTGCAAGCGAGCATATTTGGCATCAGAACCAAATTCCACATTTTGGTCGTTGTAGTTATATGCAGTTTTATCCGACAAATAACCATCTTGACGTAAAATTTTGGTGGACTTGCCTTTCTTTTTCTTGCGTGCCAAAGTCTGAGGTGAAAGCGATTGCCATTTACTTCCATCAGGTGCTATTTCTTGCTTAAAGCGTTCCGCGTGGATTTTCTTCAAGGTTTCCCCCAGCACGCCATAGAGCTTGCGAGGGTGTTGTAGTTGTTGGGCAATAATGCGCAGTTTTGCGACCGCTTGGGTGTCGTTGAGGGTGATTTTAATCATCGCTAAAAGCCAGCTAATTTATTTTTTAACACATAGCCTTCAAGTTGCCATAATTTATTAAAAGCGTTCTCAAAGGCAATACGTTCGCCAATTTCTTGGTTATAGGTTTTCGGTGAAACACAGGCGGATTCCCCCGTTACTGTAAAACCATTGCGTAAAGTTAATACACAAACAGTGAGTGTTTCTGTTAATCGGTGGAATTGTTTATCTGTGATAATCGATTCCAGATGTTCTTGGGTAACACGTTCAGTCATTTTATTCTCCTATTGATTAAAAAATAAGTTAGGCGTATAGTATTTCTAACGGTGGGGGTTTCCTACTGGAAAGGTTGGCGGCAATGTTTCATCCGTCATTATCCTGTTCGAATCAGGCAAACCACCGTTAATCCAAATCACCCCATAATAATTCGTAGCTTTTCTTAAAATCGTTCCATTCAACTTTGCTTTTGATTGTGCTTGCTGTGCGAATTAGATTGACTTTATGAACCAGCTTTTTCTTGCTTAATTCGTCTTTGAACTTTACTTCGTAATCCATTTTGATTGCTACTTTACCTTGCTCGATTTCATACACAAAAATCAGCGTAGGTAATTTCTGATCACGTTCCAACAAAATCGCCTTAGGATTTCTCAACTTCTCCGGCAAATCTTCCCAAAACTCAATCGGCAGGTTAATACCTTTAGCTTGCTTAGTATCACGCAAGGCGTGTAATACATCTTCATCACGCACCGCAATCACCGCACTTTGTGGAGCTTTTTCAAGAGCGTTTAATTTATCAATCACTTTGGCAGGAATTACGCCGACGTTTTTGATTTGCCCACGAGCTATTTTTTCGCTGGCAACTTGATCTACCATTGATTTCATCGCTCCATTTAACAGCAACATGGCACGCGGATTTTGTAACACGTTTTCAATTAAGAGGCTGGCCAGTTTCGGTTCGGCGGTAACGGCTTTATTGAAAAGTAGCTGATCTACATCGGCATTTCGCCCTGCGGTCAATCGCTCAAAATTATGCGGTTGAAAGCCCACGTCA